ATGGGTTTCGTGTTCTATTATACATGAATTGGGAAGGGATGTTTGTGATTGTCTCATTTTGAGTCATTCGGTAGTGGTCACTTGGAGATATTTGTCTAAGTGGAATCCATACATCACCAACGTTCACCTGTGCGTGTAAAATTTGTATAATCTCTTGATTCACTACAATATCAGGCTGTGGATTTGTCGGTATTGGGTCAGCAAATCCAGCGCTGTAAGTATCGCCATTGTTTACAGTTGCAAAAGTGTACTCTGTTACAGATGGTGACCACAATTTCTGTAATCTTAATTGAGGGATTAAATGGAGGTTCAAGTATCTAAGACCAGTTGCGGTATCTTCATCCGTGACAGTTTGACCTAAACCCCTAATACCACTCGTTTGGTAAGCATCAACTATTAAAGCCCTTGCGGTAGGATTAACCATTATTTACCTCGTTTGACTTTCCAACCATTGGATAGAAGATTCTCTATTTCTCTTGAGCCTTCCATTAATTTCATACTGTGCTTTTTACATCTTGAAACAATTGTTACAAGTCCAAGCTCACGAGCCTTAGCTTTAGCTTTTGGCTTTGGTGTCTCTAAGTTTAATTCTTCCATAAAATACCCCTTGATATTGAAAAAGGGTAGAGCCTAAACCCTACCCTCTTAAATGTAACCCTAAAACTTATGCTTTAGGTACGAAAATAACTACTGAATATTCGGCACGTTGAGAAATTGCACGACCCCAAATATCAAAACGTGTTACTTCATCATCACTTGTAGAATCGTATTGAGTTGTTACACGCAATGAGAATCCATCGTAATCGGCACGCTGTGCATCTGCTCCGCTAAGTTTAGCAGGAAGAGGAAGACAAACGCCTGTAAATGCCATTTCGTTATACATAAGTACACGATCAAAAACAGTTACATTGTCATCACTTGTACTTGCACCAACAATTGTAACTACATCACCAGACTGAGGAAGTGCTTCAATGTTTTGACGTGCTCCATTATCAGAAGCGCTATAAATTTTAGCTGAATCGTCAATAGTGATTACAACATTTCCACCACCAGCTAGAACAGTAAACGACTCTTTAGCTGTGAATGTGTAATCAGTCCCGATGCTCTCACGAGTCTCAGGATTAACACGACCATTATCAACAAGAGTTAGAACGGTTCCCGCAGGAAATACCTTATTGCCTGTTTGAGCACCAAATGTAACCGTTACAGAGCTTGCACCATCAGCAACATTAGTTGTAACCGAAGCGGATCCCGCAATAGCAGGAATTGAGATTGCAGGAAGCATATTGTAAGAGTGCATAGAAGCGCCCGCATACTCATTAATGTAACCTTTCTTAAGGATAGCTTCGTTAGTTGTAGGAGTAAACAACGTGGCATTTTGGCCTGAAAGCTGTGCTCTTGCAAATGGAGGAATTAACATTGTTCTGTTTTCCATTGGGCAAGTCAAAGAATCCAAGGTTGCTTGAGCATAAAGAACGTCATCAACAGAGATTTTAAACGCTCCAACACCTGTTGCAACAAAACCGTTTTGAACACCTACAAGTGCCTCTTTCATCATCTTACGCTCTAAGTCGTTCGCAAGTTGCAAGCCTTGAGGGTCACCAATACGTGAACTTTCTTTTGTAAGTTCAAGTTCAAGCTGTTCAGCGTCAAAAGAGTGAGCCACTTTTAAACGGTCGTAAGTGTTGTTTACTGTGAAAGTTATCGGGTCTTCTACAAAGTCATTCAACGCAATTGCATTACCATCAGCATCAATTGTAAGGTTTGCACCTGTTGTTGATACAACTCTTGCAGGACGATTAATTGAAACCGTAGAACCTGTTTTGTAACCGTTAGAGCCTACTTTTCCAAGTTGGCTCTCAAGTTGATTGTCAATTGTACGTGGGAATACTGACTCATTGTGCATAATTGCAAGTGAGTTTTTAGCTAATAGAGCATTGACTGAGATTTCATCTGCCATTTTATTTCCTTTTGGTGTGTGCTACCGAAGTGAGCCTTTTTCACGCCTGTGTTTTATGTAATCCTCCGTACTCATTTGAGCAGGGTGAGTTACTTTGGGTTTAGTTTGTTGTTGCGGTGTCAAGCTAGTGCTTGGCGTTGCTATTACAGGAGCCTTTGCGGGCTCTTGCGGTGTTTCTACGCTAGGTTGCACCACAGGGCTACCTTGCTGTTGTAAGCCGAAAAGAATCATCGCTGAGTTCATCGGTGAAGCGGTTGAAAGTTGTCTGATTGCATCTTCATCTTTTGAAAGATTATAGGCAATCTCAACCCCCTTGCGCCCCATACTTTTAATGGAATAAGCAATTTCTTTAGGTATTTTATTCTCTAGTCCTTGTACAGATTTTTCAAAGTCTGGATGCGATTCTTTGAAGACGTTAACATCATTCTTCCAATTATCATTACCAACTTGTGTGATTTCAGTTTGAAGCTTCTCCGCTTCTCTCTTCATTGCCTTTTCTGTGTAGCTATCTTCCGCTACCTTCGCAACTCTATCATCAAACTTCATAGAGTCTAGGTCTTGCTCACTCTTTTCCTTTTCAAATTCTGCATAACGCTTTTTAAGTTCGTTTAACTTGGCCTCTGCTTTGTCAGCCCTTCGGCTTTCCTTGGCTTTATCCTTGTTAAGCTTACCTATCTTGCGTTCAACCTTTGAACCTTCTTCTCGTCTTTCATCCTTGCTTTTTCTTTCGGGAGTCTTAGGAGCTACCTCGTCATCCTTACTTTTTGCTTCATCTTTTTCAATGGGGTCAGGATTACCCACAGCCAGCCCTTCATCACTTCCCACACCTTCGGCAGTTAAAGGAGTTTCGGTTTTGTTCTCAACAACTGGAGCTTCGGGAGCTACCTCGTTACTACCTGTTATCTCAATCAAATCTTTTATATCAGACATTTAAGCCCCTATCCCACGAGCAGTAAAATAAATACACGGTGCTCTCGTGTTAGTACCGTGTATCTTAAATATATATTAATTAATCTTGTAAATACTGCGGAATCCTTGCAGTTTGTTCAATCCCTTCTGTAATCACCTCACTTTTAACGCTTTGGATAGCCTCTTGCTTCTGCTTAATAAGGTCAGCTGTGAAGTCATCAACTTGCCTCTGTTCGTCCGCTGTGAGCTTTGCCGATAGCCTTTGGTTTTCAGAACCTTGTTTGATAAGCTCCTTTCTAATGCCATTTTCATTCTGCATTTGCCTATCAACAATTTTAGTTTGAGCTGAGATGTTAGCTTTTTCAAGCTCCACTTGTGCAATAACTTCTTGGCTCTCAACCTTAGCTTGTAGTTGGGTAATCGTACCTTTAAGGGCTTCAATGTTTTTAGACTTCTGAGCTAATGCTTGCTCTGCCTCTTGCATCATTGCCATAGCTTCAGGAGGCAAATCACCCTCTTGCTCTTCTTGTAGCTCAGGTGGTAGAAGTTTCTCCATACGCTTTTTGATACGTTGCTTGTCGCTTAGTGGTTGAGCGTCAGCCCAAATGTCCATCAAGCCCACCCCTCTATCAGGCCCGAGTGCTGTAACCATTGTTTCAAGTGCTTGACTTGAAGCTTTGCGTTTCATTTCCATGTGCGGCCCTGCTGAGATTTCAACATCTAGCATTTGCACAATTCCAGGAGTTAGAATCATTCCAAGGTCAACTTCCACCCTAGAGCTTTGGCCGTACTCATCAATGACAACAAGACTACGCAAGCCGTTGTAAACAATAGGCATCATTTGAAGCCCTACTCTAGCCAGTTGGGTAATAGAAATCATAAGGTTGTCAACATTCATAGCAGTTGCACCTTCTGCTTGTTCCATTCGTGCAATAAGAGAGCGTCCGCTTTCTTGAGCAGTTTCAAGCCCACCAAGTGAAGCGTCACTAATACCATTAGTACGACCTATTAAGCTTTGCAACCAATCAGCTACACTTTGAAGACCTTGTGTTTGTGCTGAGTTGTCAAGCCTATAAGGAGTAATAAAAGGTTGGTTAGTTGTGGGATCCATTGTCTTGACGGGTAGATAAGAATGATTCTCACTCGGAGCAGAAGCCCAAGTGTTCTCGTGTCCTTCTATTGACTTAGGGTCAAGCACAAAAGGAGTCTTAGGAGCAGAAGCCACAAGCATCATGATATTTGAAGCTGTTAAGTTTAAACTCTCGTTTATATCTCTACCACGCTTTATAAGACCGCCGTATCTTCTATCTACATCACCTAGAAGTTCCTCACCAACAACAGGAGTAATAGGGAGTCCATCCAAGCCTTCAAAGAATTGGTTGTAGGCTTCATGGTTCCCCACCATTCTAGTAATTCTGACCCCTCCCTCTTCTTGGATATACCAAATGCAATCAAGCACAGCAGAACTAGGAACATTGAACATAAGTTTAGAGCTAAATGGCATATCTGAGCCATGGCCAGCTTCCTCACCAAATTCTCTAACAGCTAAATCTTTATCCATGTGATTGCAATTAACAGCGTATTGTGCGTCTCTACCATCTAAGTACGTTGACAATGGGTCAATCATAATAGCAGTTGGGTCGGTTGTTGTCTTAAGCCTTAGCACAGGTAGTCCGTTCTCAGACTCAACCGCCCAAAATAACCAGCCTAGCCCAGCTGTAACAGCACACTTCATAGCCCCAACGTAAGCACTTGAGGCTGTACTAGCTTTTTCAATACCCCTCAGTACCCCATTAACTAACTCTTGAAGCTCCTCGTTTTCAGTCTTCACAGCCATAGAAGGAGGTGACATTCTAACGCCACTCACGACCTTATCAATGTAGGG